TTAGTTTGTGTTTAGCGTTAGCGGGGGCGTTTCTAGTCCCGTATATTCAAGCCCTTTGAGGTAATCTAAGCGTTGGTAGGAATCGTAGCGACTACGCAGGTAGTCCGTTTGTAAAAACCGTTCACGGCGTTTGGGTTTGTTTTTTATTTTGCGGTCAATTGCTTTTGCTTCTATTCGTGCTTCGTATACTTCGCGCTTGTAATATGCACTAGTGGTTAGGCGTTTGAAGTAGGTGCGACAATCTACTACCATAGTAGTAAGGCTACGAAAATTTTTATCTACTGCGGTAAAAGTCTGCGTGGTATATACAACTTGTTTACCATGCCCCTTGCGATTTTGGGTTAATTCATGGACTAGGGGCGTTGGAAAACCTTTATATTCCCGTGAATTAAATTCGTTTTGAAGCTCGTCCCACGCGAAAATTACGGGGCGGTCGTATTCGTCCATAAGCATTTTCCAATCTTTTAAATGGGCATCTTGCCCTGCGTAATAAAAATTCGTAATGATAATTATTTTATCCCCGTATTTTCGCCGTTGATTGTCTAGGTAATTTACTAACGACATTGTTTTACCAGCACCCGGCAAGCCGACAAAGCACCATATACCAAATAAATGTGCTTTTTTGTCGCGGGTTTTTATCGCACGAGCTAGGTCGAGGACGATGTAACCAATTAAACGTATGATATGGGATAGCAAACGTATTACGGGGAAGTCGAATAGAAAAAATGTTTCTGCAAAGGGTGGGGGCTTTATTTCTAGGTGGGGTTGTGGGACGGGTTCTTTTATGGGAATTTCCTTGGGAGTACGTTTTATTAGTTGTTTGATTTTAACTAACATGTTTATCATCCTTTTTGTATTTATTCTGTGTTAATTAACGCCAGGGATTTTTTTGTATACCCATTCTATTATCGCCCAGCCCATATGAGCCGACATCCAAAACATGGAATTAGCTATAAAGATAAAAAATAATTGTGGTGGAAAAATATAAAATGCTACTCCAATTATTTCCATAAGATAAACTACTTGTACAGGTGCTTCTGCGTTATCGCCCATGCTTGGGATAAACTGCATTGCAAACCTTAATAGCGCAAATATGGGGCGCAATAACAATTCTATTATCATTTTTAACTCCTTTTACCCTGCTTTATCAATGCTTATTGGCGATGTGCCACGGATTAGCCATAACAATTGCCTGTAGTTAAATAGGGCTAGTAATATTCCATATAATGCGCCTACTACATTTCTTATTGCGTTTAAATGTGGGCGTATTAAGTTTGTTACCATGGAAATATATTGCTCGGGGTTATCTAGTGATAGATTTGTTGCATTTGCCGTTGCATGGGTTATTGGTAATGCGCGTGTAGTCGCGGACATATCTAGCGCGGTTTGCATGTTTCTAAGCTGTCCAAATGTATCAATGTAAATTTGATAGGGTAAACGTTCTCGCAATTCGTCTTGCAATTCGTCAAAATTATCTTGAAAAAATGTTTCACTTGGGACAAATAAATTTTGAAACATGGTTGTCATTCCGTCGATTATTGCGTTGGGCAAGTTACGTACAGAATTTCTAATTTCCCGTAATATATCCATTAACGCGCCATCAACTGGGGGCGCAACGGGTAATGCCTGTCCTTCTACTACATTGGGCATAACTGCATTTACTAATTGTGGTACATTTTCTTCTACCCTAATTAATAATTGCGTTCCACCTACCGTTGTTTCTGCTACGCTTCTTATTGCATTTTCTGTATTGGTTTTGTTGGTGAAAATATTATTTACAGCTAAGTCTGCGCCTATTGTATTAAATGGTTCTAATGCATTAGCACCAAACGGCGATTCGGACGTAAATGCAAAATGAAGTGTATGGAAGCCATTCCAATACGTAATTTCTGTTACTTGCATAAATCGTATGGTTGAACTTCCAAAATGATTAAACCTAAATAATCCGAATCCCAATGGATTTAAAAATGTTCTTTCACCCCAACCACAATCTATTCCAAAAGAGTTAAAAAAACCGTTTCTTCTTATTGCTATTTCCCAAATACCTTCACTCGCTATATATTCTCTTTGTGCCGTCCAATGCCCTACATTAAAATACATTGGGTTTTGCAAAACATTATAAAACGGTACCATGTCTGCCACGTTCATTCTGCCTAAGCCAAAGCCTATCCAATGTGTATTAAAATCTAATGTGAAGTCACCTAGACAAAATACTGGGGTATTTAATATAGTGCCCACTGCCCTTAATCTTCCCAAGTTTCCTAAACTCGGAGTTTCTTCTATTTCCAGCCTTGTTTGATTGTCGCAAACATAAATGTAATTTTGCCTTATAAAAATATCCCATATTTCTCTTATCGTTTCCCAAGATATAGCCGTTGTATTAATTGTATCCCCAGCTACAGAGGTACGATTCACATTTAATTGCGTTGAAGCCGAATTTAATTCATTAATTTGCGCGACTGTTAATTCACTTGCTAATTTATCTATAAACGTTGTTATTGCGCTGGTACTATCGAAAGATACGCCACCTGCGATTATTATTGCTGTTAATGTATTTCTGGCTACATTTGTTAATCCTTCTGCGCGGGTGGGTATTGGATATGCGACAAATGTTATTGCTATAATTAACACGCTTATGATTATTTTTTTATACATTTGCCGTTTTCCTTTCTGTTTTATGTATTAGGGGAGCGGGTTACTCCCCTTGGTTATACCTTATGGTTCTAATAACCTTCTTCTTAGCTAATTATATGGGCAAGTTAATTACCCGTACTTATAGATAAGATTCTAGTTTTTACAACCATACGCATAACGATTAAACGAATGCGCCAACAATACGACGCACGATACGAGGAGCGGCTAATACGAGGATTAAGCCAACGCCTACGGGCAGAAGCTCAACTATCATACCGCTTGCATCGCTAACGAACGATTGTAGCGCGGGTACAAGGTTGAGGTCACCGAAAATACCAGTAGTAGGGGTCATTGTAATTCTCCTTTCCTTATTTTTTATATCAACAGCATGGTTCAAGCCATGGCTGGATATAGCTGTAGTAAATAAATTTAATTATGCCAACGAGTGCTAATATGATAAACGATACCAGCAGAGTTACTGTTATCAGTTGTATCTTCATGTTAATTGCTATTTGATTTTCTTTTAATTCTTCGATTTGGCTGTAAGTTGCGGTTAATATTTGTAGCTCATTTATTATCGCTTGCAAATGTTCGTTTGTTTGGGTTAAGTCTATGGGAGTATAGTTACATGCTTCGCACGGGTTATTTATGGGCGGTATGGGTATTTGGTCGGTTATACAATCGCACTCCCTATATGCACCTGTTAAACACCAATTTGTTATTGCTTGGGTTTGTATAGGGACTAGTGCGATAAATGCAATTATTGTTATTAATACGATTGTTTTAATCATTTGTTGCCCCTACTTTTTTATTTTTTGTTTTTTAATGCTTCATACGCTATTATGAAAAAAACGTAGGAATGCCAACTGTTAAATACTATTTGTTGAGCTTCTATTTCTACCATGTATATGGCATCACCTTGTGGATTATCGTATATTTTTGAGGTTATACCGTTTTTTTTAGCCTTTTCTAACACCTCGTTATAAGTGGTTGTCATATAGTTACTTCCTTTGCAGGATATTTTTTACCGAGGTGAGGGTTATATTTCTTCTAGTTTTATTATTTCTTCGTATGCTTTTTCGTAGTTTTCTATTTCTTTTTGGAAAACTTCGTTACGGTTAATCTCTTTCCATGATGCAATTTCTTTGGTTATCGCTAAAAGTGCTAGTACTTTTGTTTCTCTGGTCATTTGAGTTCGCTCCTTTGGGTGGGGTTGGGGTTATTTTTATCCGAGGGTGGGGAAGGATGGACTAGTCCCTGTTTTCTTCTCTTGGGTTTTACAACCCGCTCCCCCTGTACCCCTTGGTAGTGAAGGCGAGTAACCCATGGCGCAGTAATCGAGGCTTGCCCTCTAGCACGCGCTTCCGCTTGTGCTTACACCGCTCCCTTTGGTCGGGTGTCTATTGGAGAAGGGACGCGAATGTTATATAAAAAAGTTTGTAATTTACTGGCTCGCGTTTGAGGTATTGCGCGGGTTCACGTTAAGGGCAGTTAGTTAAAGGCACGGGGTTTCTGCCTTCACTACCAAGGGGCGCAGGGGGTACGGGTTGTAAAACCCTGCGTTCATTTGCCCTCGAAACCCTCGGATGTAAAAAAAAATGTTATGCTATTAATTTGCGTATGGTTTCTATTTGTGCTTTTAAGCTGGAATTTTCTTTTATTACTTCTTGATACTTTTCCAGTGGGACACCGTTTGTATAGCGGTCAACTTTTATCCGCCAATGTCCCCCGTCGGTTTGGGTTGCAATTAGTTCTTTGTTACGACACATGCGAAGTGCTTCTTCATAGCCTATTTTTGTTTGTTTGGCGTATTCTTTTGCGGATAGCCAGTAATATGGTAATTCTGGTGGTACTTTCATGCGTTTTGCTCCTTTTTCGTTGACTTTTTGGGGCAAGATGCGTATTATGGGGTTTAAAACACTATCGTTTGGCGCACCTATCTTTAAGATGGTTGTATTTTAAACTATCTTTAAGATAGTGTCAACACTTTTTTGAAATATTTTTTTGGAGTGGGTTTTATGAATATTACAGCAGAGAGATTAAAGGATTTAAGAAAAGGCATGGGCTTTACACAGAAGTATGTAGCTGAATATTTGAACATTAAAGAAGTTCCTTATCAACTTTATGAATATGGCAAAAGACGTCCAAGGAGTGATAATCTCATAAAACTGGCTGAATTATATGATGTTTCTATTGATTATCTTTTAGGCGTTGGTGAATTGCCTTCGGGTTGGCAACCAATAAAAAAAGAATCAACTGCTAAAGAGCAGTTGATTCGCATGATTGATAACGTGCCAGATGATAAATACGAGGCGTTTAGCAAACTTCTTCGGTCTGCCATTGATATAGTAAAGCAAGCATAGCATTTGCTTGTGTGTCCGTTATGGCGCGCACTGCTTCCTTGTCGGCTTTCCGTTGCTTGGTTGTTTCGCCGTTTGTCATATAATCACCTTCGCATGTAATGTTTGCAGATTATAGAACAGGCGTTCGCACATGTCAATATATATTTTATATTCGAAAGGAGTTTCGCTATGCTGGAAAAATACCGAATTGATTTATGGTGGGATAATGAGGTTGATGTTTGGATTGCTACGAGTAATGATATTTATGGGCTTGTATTGGAAGGGGATAAGCTTGATGAACTGATTAAGAATGTTCATTATGCTGCCTCTGATTTATTGGAATTAAATCATGGCATTTTTGAACCTGTTAAACTTGATTTTTACGCGCACCGTGAAGAAATGTTGGCAGTATAATGGCTAATTATGATGATAAGTTAAAACGTATATTAATGGACAACAATTGCCATTTTGTACGGGCAGGCAAAGGCAGTCATGCCGTTTGGTATAGTCCGATTAAGGATAAGAATTTTAGTGTTAATAAGGGCATTAAATCAAAAGTTTCTGCTAATGAAATTTTGAAAGATGCTGGCATTAAAAAACATTTTTGAGGTGGCGCGTGGCTAAGAAAACTAACTTTAATGTAAACGGGCATAATTATTTTAAAGTGTCTGCTTCTGTTGGTTATGGCGCGGATGGCTCACGTATTCGTAAAGTGTTTTATGGTTCTTCTAAAAAGGAAGCGATACAAAAACGTGATGAATATTTAAACATGGTCGATAATGGCGTTGCGCTTAAATATGTTAACGCTACCTTTTTAACTGCCTTTGATGAATGGTTTAATAATGTTGTACGCCCGTCTGTATCTCTTTCTACCTTTTCGCGACATGAAACGGAATATAATAAACGGATTAAAAATAGCAAGCGGGCTACAATGAAACTAATTGATATAAAGTCGGCTAACATACAGGCTTTTTATAATGATGTTTTAAATGTCTATACACCTTCTACCGTTAAAACTACGCATAAATTATTGAGTAGCTTTTTTATTTATTGCATAAAGGCAGATATTATTATTAAAAACCCTTTGAATGCAGTTGTTCTGCCCAAAATTACAAGAATGGAAAAGGTTAATAAAGCGTTATCCGACAATGATGTTAAAATTTTATTAGATGTTGCAAAAAGTAATATTAAATATTTTCCATTTGTTTTTGCTCTTTTTACTGGCTTACGCGCTGGGGAAATGCTAGCTTTAAAAAATAGTGATATTGACTTGAAGGCGGATACGGTACAAGTAGATAAGTCTATTAAATTTTTGACCGTTGAAGGGGAGTATGTGCCTATTATTTCCTCTACCAAAACTGCTAGCGGGATTCGCACAGTGCCTATATTGTCCGATATTCGCGATTTACTTTTATTGCATCTTACATACGAGCAGGAAAAGCATAAACGCTTAGAGATTGATTACGGCGATTCTAGCGTATTGTTTTCTAGCGATACATGTACGTATAGGGAAACGGCTAACATGTTGACCGCTTTTAAGCGACTGTGTAAGCGCGTGGGTATCGAGCCTTATACATTACACAGTTTGCGGCATACCTTTTGCACGATACTTGCTAAGCAAGGTGTACCATTGAAAACTGCTTCGGTGCTGATGGGACATAGTGACATTTCCATTACTGCGAATATTTATACCAGCATTGATGAGTTAGAATTGCGAAAAGGTGTTGAAAAACTAGGGGCATATTTTGGGTCTTTTTCGATTATTATCCCATTATTATCTCACAAGTTTTCGGTAAATTGTGATTTTCGCATTTTTATCGAACATAGAAATGCGATAAATGCAGGGTTTTGCGGGTGTTTATCGAACATGATTTTAGTCGGTTCTCGTTTCCTGCTTCGAAGGTTCAAATCCTTCCAGCTCAGCTTCATCGGACCCCGTGAACAACATGTTTGCGGGGTTTTTATTTGCGTTCGCATCCAACCCTCGGTTGAATTTTTGCCCATTTCCCTCTATTGTCCCAACCGTGGCTTTGCATTACAATTTCTGTGTAACAATTATTTGGAAACAAAGGAGCGGCTCAACCATGCAGGAATTTTCCATTGGTGTGCAGATTAGCGAGTTGCGCAAGGCGAAAAACATCACCCAGGAAGCCTTGGCGCGCGCCATTGGCGTTAGCGGGCAGGCGGTGAGCAAATGGGAAAGCGGCGGTTCGCCCGATATTGCCCTGCTCCCGGCGCTGGCAGATTTTTTTGGCGTAGCCATAGACCGCCTGTTTGGGCGCGAGGCGGGTAATTACGAAAATATTGAAATGAGCGTACGCCATTATATTGCCGAGCCGCTGGATGCAAACGAAACCCGACCGGGGGAATGGGCAGAGGACGCAATGGAAGCCGCCTTCGAGCGGGCGTGGCGATTATGTTGGGCGGTTATGCTGGGCATGATGGGGACAAAGGTATTCGATAAAGTGGGCGTAACTTTCATGCAAATTTTCGAAGAAATGACGAAAAAAGGGGACGATGACGACCCCGTTTACGGGCATATTTTATACGAAAAGGGCATGATGCTATCTTCTACCAAGCAAAAATTGCCTTACTTTTTACTCATGCCCGAGCCGCCAAAGGGTTGGGAAACGGCGTTGTTCCCGCAGGAAGAATGCCGCAAGGCCTTCGCCGCGTTGGGGGATGGGGATGTGTTAAATGCCTTATTTTTCCTGCATGCCAAGGAAAAGAATTCGAAATTTTCTGCAAAATATTTCACAAAAAACACGGGTATAACGGAAGAAAACGCCCCCCGTGTGCTGGAAATGCTCATTGAAATGAAATTTCTCAAATCCACCTTTATCGAATTGGACGACACACGGCAAGAGATTTACGAATTTACCCCGCGAGACTGCTTCCTTGGGGTGCTTGCGCTGATGCAAGCCTTTAACGCGCCGCCCCAAATGATGATTATACAAGGCGATTCACGCAAAAAACCACTTTTCACAACGGGAGGTAATATATGAAAATTTTTACCGCAACCATAAAAAACGCCAATTTCCGTTACGCCCCTGTGCTGGTGCTGTACATTTTCGCCACCTGCGGGGCGGCGGTGGCGCTGGTGGTTATGAATCGCCTAAGCGGGCAAATGGGGGAAGCCGCCCTGTATGAAAATACTTCCACCCTAATCCGATTGCTCATTTTACTTACGGGCGTAATGGCGGTGCGGGCGGTGTTTTCTGCGGCGGCGACCTTTTCCATGGCGCGGTGCGCTTCCGAGGTGGGGTACGGGTTACGGGGGAATTTTGTGCGGTATTTCCTGCGGGTTCCTTTTTTCCAGGTGGAACGCGCCGCCAGCGGGGAGCGGCTTTCCCTGTTTACCAACGACGCACCCAAGGCAGAGCAATTGGTGGCGACGGGCTTGTTTGACTTAATTTCAGATTTTATTTCCTTTGTTTCTGCCTTTGTGTTTTTGCTTATTTTAAGCCCGCGTTTTACGGGGATTTCCTTCCTAGCCGCCATTGGCATGTTAATTTTACAAGTAGCCCTTGCCATGCCCTTGCAACGCTGGGCAACACGGATGAGCGAGAAAAAAGCGGCCTTTAACGCCGTGGTCAACGATTCGTTACAAAATTTGTCGCTGGTGGCGGCGTATAATTTAGAGGAATTGTTGGAAGCGCGGTACATGCATGTTTACGGGCAATATTTCGCCGCGTTGAAGAAATTTGCCGTTTCGCTGGGTATTATGGTGGGTTCTATGATGGCGATTTTAATGAGCCCGCTGATTGTGATTTTCACTATTTTGGCGTTTGCGGTTATCGGTGGGGAAATGACGCTGGCGGAATTTATCGCCTTCGTAACCACCGTCACCATTGCCTCAGGGTCGGTAATGATGCTGGCGCAGAACGTAGGGCGGCTTGCCGAAGCAATGGCAGGGGCAAAACGCCTACACGAAAACACCGACTTCCCCCTGGAAAATACCGCAGAAACGGACACCCTCACCCCACAAATTACAGGGGACATTACCTTTAACAACGTAAGCTTTGCCTACAACGCCGAGGATGAAACCCCCACCTATGCGTTGGAAAACGCCAGCTTCACCATTCGTGGGGGCAGTCGGGTTGCCATTGTTGGGGCAAGCGGTTCGGGAAAATCAACGATTTTGAAGTTGCTTCTTGGTTTGTACCGCCCTACGGCGGGTTCGATTACCATAAATGGACAGGATATTTCCCAAGGGGACGGGATGCGTGGCTTGCGCGCATCCTGCGCTTATGTGCCACAGGATTCCTTCCTGTTTCCTGTAAGCATTGGCGAAAACATTGCCGCAGGGGGCGAAATTCGGCTGGCGGATATGGAAAAAGCTTGTGCCCAAGCGGGGATTTTAGACTTTATCCAATCCTTGCCCGACCAATTTAACGGCACATTAACCGAAGCCGCAGACAATATCTCCGGGGGGCAACGCCAGCGTTTGGCTATGGCGCGGGCATTCTACAAAAATGCCCCTATTATCCTCTTTGATGAAGCCACCGCGTCACTTGACCCCGCAACGGAAGCCGCTGTCCTCGCGGGCTTCGCAGAAGCCACCCGCGGAAAAACGGTAATTATGGTCGCCCACCGCCCCCAAGCCATTGCAGCGTGCGATGTAGTAATTCACGTAAGCGAAGGGAGGATAACGGCATGAGCCCTTATTTCTATAAGATGTTCCGTTTTATGCGCCCCTACGCGGTGCGGTATGGGATTACCCAATTTATTTACGCGTCACAGGGTTTTGCCTTCCCGTTTATCTTATCGGTTTTTGCGGCAAATATTATGGAAGCCATTGTAGCGGGGGAACGGGATGCCATTTTTTCCGCCGCGGTTACGCTGGCAATTATGATGGGGGTTTACCTCGCCGTATTTCTGGTGGCGATATATGTGAACATTATTGTCATTGAACGGGCGGGCATGGACATGAAGCAACAATTGTTCCGCACCTTCGTACGCACGGGCTTGGAGGATATTACCCACAGCGGCGAAGGCATTGCCGCAATTAACACCGACGCAAACACCGCGCTGGCAATTTTCGAAACACCGCTTATGCAATTAATCAATAGTTTAATTACCATTGTTGGCGCGTCCATTGTAGTATTTGCCGTGGATTTGCGACTGGGGGCGGCGGTATTTGCCGTAGGGGTTGTAAGCTTTTTTATGCAACACCGCTTTACGAAACCACTGGCGCGGATTGGCAAAACGCAACTGGAAGCCAACGCCGATGCGGTAAAATCCGTAAGCAATATCTTCGCGGGGGCGATTACCCTGCGTGCGTACCATATGCAATCCCAGGTGTACCTGTCCTTCGACAAGGAGAATGCCCGACTTAAAAAATTGGAGTTCCGCCGCGGGTTAATTCGTATGGGGCAACGGCTTTTTGGCACGGTGGAGGGCTGGCTTACGTTGGCGGTGGTATTTGGTTTTGGCGGATATTTGGTAACGGCGGGGTACATCCCCTTCCCTGTGCTGGCTTCGGCGTATATTATGGCGGCTTCGTTGACTTCTTCTATCGGAAGCCTTGGGGAAAACTTCGCCAATTTGCAACCGCCTATCGCAGGCGCGGAGCGGGTTTTCGCCATACTGGAGCGGGAATTGCCACAGAAAAATGGGGCTTCCCAAACCGCCAAGGACTATGCCTTACGCTTGGAGAACCTCACCTTCCAATACCGCGATGCCCAAAGTCCTGTGGTTGAAAACTTCTCCCTGCACATTGCGGAAAATGAAATGGTTGCCTTCACGGGGGCATCGGGCAGCGGAAAATCCACCTTGCTAAAAGCCATCACAGGCTTGTACGCCCGCGACGATTTGAATATGCACATTGGCGATTTATCCTTCGCCCAAAGCACGCTGGAAAATTGGCGGTTGCATTTCGCCTATGTAGACCAAAGCGGCAAGCTTTTTGACATGACTATCCGCGAAAATATCGCCCTTGGGGCAGGGGGCAACGCTACCGACGAAGAAATTATCGCCGCCGCAAAAGCCGCCGCCATCCACGATTTTATCGAAACCTTGGAGCAGGGCTACGATACCCCCTGCGGCGAAAAAGGCGCGTCCTTTTCGGGCGGGCAACGCCAGCGCATTGCCATTGCCCGCGCCCTCATTAAAAAAGCACCCGTCCTCGTCTTTGACGAGGCAACAAGTGCCTTGGATGCAGAAACCGAGCAGGAAATTTTACAAACGGTTGAAACACTGCGGAAGGAATATACGATTCTTATGGCTACGCATAATTTGGAAAGCGCAAAAATGGCGGATAGGGTGGTTTCGCTTACCCGCCCATAA